TCCATACGAACCAATAGTGGGTACAATGAAATCAATAAGCTGAGTAGGTTTGTTGGAGAACTTTGCCACAGGTATTCCAGTGGAAGGTAAAGTTCCGAAAGACCCTCTCAACCATAGTATGTTGCATGAAATCGAAAATTTAAAAGGATATGTTGTATCTTGCTTTGCGCCATTAATTAATGTAACTAGATTCCAAGTAGGTGAAATGTCTGTTGTATCAAGAAGACGGCGCCAGCCTTTCCATGCATCTGCAGCACATGTGTTTCTCCAAGTGGCACCATCATTCGCCATTCCAATGACTTCCCCATATCCTTGGATGCCTATTTGAATCCCTCTCAAAGAGGTACTATTTGGATTATTAATTGTTGTGTTATTTGAATAGAATGTTGTAGTATTAGCAAACTTTAATTCTTCATAGATGTCTTTTCCAGCAAGACTAAGCTTATGAGCTCCTGTGTCTCCTGTGAATTTATAAAGTTGGGATCCATTCCATTTGTCTTTGTCTAATTGTGTTACATGCAATATACTATCGTTCTTATGTTGATTAAAATCACTTAATGAGGCCTGTTGGACGTTATCAACTTTGTCAAGACCAATTTGTGTTTTAGTGACATCGTGGGGATTAGATTTATTCAAGGCGTGTGTATCTGTGTATGTTTTGGCACTTTCAAGAGCTTTATCTACCTTAGCCTGAGATCCATCAGTTGTTTCTTTAGAGTTCCATGTATTTCTTTCGGTGTTAGTCACATGTCGAATTATGTCTTCGGTATGTAAATCAAATTCCGTCTTAGTGGCCTGTTTATCATTAGTAACATCAGACAATCCAATTTGGTCTTTTGTAACATTATGAGGGTTATTTGTGTTATCGAGGTGTGAATTAAATTCATTTTTTGAAGCTTGCTCAACATCCAAAACATTGCCTAGACCAACTTGTTCCTTAGTAACTTGATGAGGATTACTCAGGTTTTCAGTGTGTTTTTTTAGCTCATAGTTCTGATACTCCATAAAGTCATTGATAATACTAGTGAGTTTTTGTTCATGATCAACCATATGTTTTTCAGTTCGTGCATTGGACTCTTTTAAATTACTTATTTGTTCATTGTTTTGCTTTAATTGACCAACAAATTTACTGTTACTCATCAACTCACCGCAATTCCTTTAACAGATACATCACCATTGACTGCGTAAACTTCAAACATTACTTTAAACAATCCAGCAATATCAAAGTCCCAATATTCATTTGTGTTCAATGTGCTGCTAGCGAGTTGAAAATCTGTTTTATTGGTACCACTCAAGACTGATTTTTCGCTATTTTCGTCAACCGCATAAAATCTAACTTCACGTGAAGTTGAGGAACCAGAGATCTTAACAGTAAGTTCTCGAAAATGACCCACTACAAACTCTTCACCTTCTGACGGGGTAGTTGTTGCTTTATGAAATGTAAATGAAGTTTTGTCTGGAATCGTTACTACGACATTTTCAGTCGTTTCTGTCAACAACTCCACCTCCTTAATTAGAATAAAAACTGTCTTTTATCTAGAAAAATAAGAGGGGAGGACTTATTCAAAAAGCCCATCCTCTTGTAGCTTATTCCATATACCTTCCCAAGCTGGGGTAGAAGAAGGGGATGACTGAAGCGAACTTAAAGGTTCGTACTCATTGAAGTCGCCTTCAAAGCGTTGCTTGAAATCATCAACACTGATATAGGATCCATCTGATAGCAATAGGAATTTTTGTTCCAAGCCATCAAATTGTTTGAACAGACCACATACTTCATCAAATGTCATTATTCCATCCCCCAAACAACGATTTTTAACCCAGTTAGATCAACTGTACCGGCTGCTTTAACTGTCAGATGTATTTTTGGAGCAGTGAAAGTTAATTGTTTTTGCAAAGGGTAATTCCGAATAAAGGCAATGCTGTTGAATAAAACAGAATTATCATTACCTGATGTAGTTGCAGAATAAAATGGGATGTTTTTCGGTACGGAATAAATACTTGCTAAAACTTTGCTGTTTGAGCTGTCAGTTTGAGTTGTGTACATTGCAACACCGTAAGTTCTGAAAACACCAAGTGAATCGATTAGATCAACTGTATAAGACTTAGTTGCACCTGTAGCTACGGTATCAGCATCAGTAACAACAAATTCAGAATAGGATTTTTGAACTTGAGTTTTAATTGCTGCAGTGTTTTTAACCAAAACAGGAACAGAAGTCGTATTAGTTAAATTTACATCAAGTGATGTGTTGGACACATTAACATTAAGAGGCTGATCATTATTAAGACCAACCTCCAAAGGGACAGTGGAACGTTCAATTGATACAGCAGTTATGGGATTACCTGTCCCATCATCTTTTGCAGAGGTGTATTTATCACCGTCCTGATTTAAAAAAGCAATAATAAACGCCCCCTTAATTATTCAGTTGTTCCGCCCAGGTCTGAGCTTTGAGATGAGCCAGTTCCACCAGTTCCTTCATCACTAGTGATAACGCCCTTTGTCCCATCAGCTTTACGTTTTACACGAGCAAAGTTACCGATTTTTCCGTTATTATCAGCAAGGGCTCGATAGCCGATTTCCGGAGTGTATGCATTTCCTGCTTCAAACGACATATCTGCTTCACCAGAGAAGTTTACTTTAGGGAGCTGAATATAAAGGTCACTGTAGATTTTTGAAGTCTTAGGATCGTATTCAATTGTGTGAATTTCAAAGTAGTAATTCTCAGAGAATTTTTCACCGTTAATTTCAACAGTCTCGGCTTCAACTTCAATTTGATAATGAACTGCTAAAGCTTCACCCTTGGTTGCAAAGGTATCAGGCACAGTAACTGTTTTAGATGCAGCGTCAACTTCAATTTGATCTCCATCTTCGTTAGTTAATGAAACTTTAGATAATGGGAGATATGAAAGGGTAACCGTACCAGTATCACTAACTGTTAAGCTTTCATCTTCCCACACAGAAATTGTTTCGTTTTCAATTTTTACACCTTGTTGCATTGCCATGAAATCAAGATCAAAGAAAGCATTTCGGACATTACCCGATACTTCTTTACTTGAATTAATAACATACAGGTCTCGGTTACCCCATCCACCTTTTAAAAAGTCTTGTTGAACTTGTTGGGAAAACTGGGTCATTTGTGTAACACCTGAAGCAATAACCTTATTATCGCTCAGACGTTTAGCTGTAATTTTTCCAACTTCATGGATTACTGTTTGTTTTGCCAAATTGTTTCCTCCTAAATAAAAATAAAAAGAGACTAAAGTTAATTAGCCTCCAAATAATTGCTCGATATTTTTAGCATCTTTAGTGCTCAGGTGATAAGACTCTTCCTTGTAAAGGTTAATGTGACTGCTCCAATCACTTACTTTGACATCAGGAGAGACGGTAGCAAAAAGTGTGGTTGTGTTATAATTCATAACTTCAGCTATCCTGTAGAACGACAAATATAGTTGATACATCGTCATTTCAGATATTTCTTCATACGTATATCCGTTAAATGCAGCAACACAGCTTACTATATCCTTTAAATCACTTTGAGAATCTTGTTGCTTGAGTGATTTACTTATATCATGGAACTCCTGAAGTTCATCATTGTCAACGACCTTGTCTTCAGTGATACAATGCATGTCTAGTATTAGTTTTCGGAGACGGGGAAAATTATGTTTTCCAATCAACGATAGGGAATCCTTGTTTATCAATACTTTTGAAAAAACTTTGAAATAAGCCTCGTGAAAATCAGGGAGTACCGAATGTACAATTTCATAAAGATCTCTCTTTTTCATTTCAATGATAAATGGGTCAAGCGAGCCATCCTCATTAAACCTAGAATATTTTTAAATGAGACTTTTCTTATTCATCCTCAACATGCTTAGTTCTTTGGTGTAGAGAGGATAATCTTTTAAGCGGATGAAATCAATCTCACCTATTTCAGTCTGGATCGGTTTTCCTAAGAAAAAGAAATCCTTTAACTCATTCATTTATTTGCTCCAAAAGTAAAGATCATCTTGTAGCCCAAGTATCCGTCAGGGGGATTACTAATAAGCAAACGTTTATAATCTACTGTTACACCAAAACCAGCAATATTTTTATTGAAAAATAATTTTGAAACCCTGTCGATGATTTTCAAACTTCGATACTCAGATATCTCAAATGTATTAATGTGTGTGTATACATCGATCATCAATTCTTGATTTAACAACATAAAGCTTTGGTTTGTCGGCTTAGGCAATGCATTCCCTAAATAAATACACATCCTACATAATGGTGAATCCGATAGATCATCTGTTTTAGGTGCTCGCTTGAATATGGTATTGATTATAGCGGGAGAGTCATTTGTGGAGTCATAATAATTTTCGAGTGATTGAACATCTGGATGAGAAGGGGAGAGAGGATCAGTTTTGTAATACAAGAGCCGATTCAGTTCAACATCATCCATAACTAATCTGAAGACTTTTGTCATCTGTTCAACAGTCATGCTCATGTCTTTTCACCAACTTTCTTTTTGGCAACCAATTTTATTGTTCCGTGGTCTCCATAAACTTTAGAATAGTCTATATCATCGACTTGATAATCTTCGCCAAAGAAGGTGAGGGTAAGTCCGATTTTCAATTTTTCATGAACAAGATAAGGAATTGTAATGTTTGCTTGACCATCCGGAAGATTTACCGCCAATTCAGTGCCATTTATTGAAGTTGTCCTTTCGAATATGCAGGGGACTTCAGTTTTTTCACCAGGTACTTTTTCATAAATTGGCTTACCGGTGATTTCGTTAATTTTGCCAGTATCGACTAACTTGTCTTCTGAGGTTAGAAAAAATGAGGTGTTACATTGTCTTATAGTAGCACTATCGTTCATTTTATTGTCTGTAGGTCTTGAATTAACAATCCAATAACTATCATCATATTTAATCAAGTCGCCTCGATTAAGCAATCCTAATACGGTAAGCACTTTCTTAGTTTCACTGTCTTGGGTTGTTTGGATAATTACCTGTTGAGACTTATGATTGAGCTCAATATCATATGTTTCGGGTGAATTCGCAAGAATTTCTTTAAATATTTCATATTTGTTCGTATTAAATTCATCGTTTTCCCAGCCACTTAAATAATTCGAGGAGGAAGAAAGGTACCAATCTATTGACATCTAAGCACCTCACTCGAAATTATTGGTTTTAAGCTTGCTAATTTTTTGATCAATATCATCACACAAGCTCTCATATGCTCTATTTACTTGTGCTTTTGTGTTTGCTAAGCCTGTTAATTGAATATCTCGTCCAATTACGTTATTCAACTTGAGAGCCCTATCTCTGTATCTGCCTAAATATCCTCTGTACATAAGCATTCCGAGTAATTGGGTTTGAGCTCTTGAAAGTTTGACATCAAACGTATTAGTTTCTTCATGGAAACCAAGATCTGTAAGATCTGTTTCGTAATCGCTAATAGCATTAATCAAAAACTGTTTTTCAAGACCCTCCGGCAACACTTCGTTCGATTGAAACAAAGAATGAAAAACATTGATAATTTTTTCATAAGGCGTCATTAAATCACTCCTTATGATTCTGTATCAAACTTAAAACCAGTAAACTCTTCGATAAACTTGATCTTTTTATAGTCATTTACTTTTTCTTTCTTTGCAATTTCAAATAACTGAGCTTTTTCGGATTCTAGTTTGATATCTTTAGTTACATTTTCTTCGAATGTTTTCTGAGTTTTGTAAGCTAAAATCTGCTTGATTCTTTCAGGTGTGATCACTTCTTGCTCACTGTCATTTTCAGCAGCCTCAAACCCAAGGTGAACCCTAGTTTCTTTATCATCAATGAAAATTTTCGCATGAGACCCTTGCCCATCAGTGCCTACAAACATTTTCACATTATCAAAAACTTGAGACTGAACTTCACCTACTGTAATTTGACGAATGCCATTAGCAGGTAAACGGAAATCTCCATGGCTTTCTAATTTTTTGAAATATAAGTCCCACGAGCACAAATTTTTAATAGCGATTTTCTTATCTAAATTAATTGACATAATACCCTCCATAATTTTACTTAGGAGGGACAATGCCCTCCATAATGATTTTATTCAGGTGTGATTTCGAAATTTTCATCACGGATTAATCCGATTTGATATTCTTGTCCTTTAGCTACACCTGCACCGATTTCCATGTCAAATCGAGTAATCTCTGTACCAGACACGATATCGTTACCTGTCATAGAAGTTAATCCACCACGTTGGAATACTTGAAGAGGAGATTTTGCACCTTGAGGAATGAAGAATAGAAGACCTTCAGGAAGGTAAGTTTTGAAGTTATCTCCAGTCTTGTTAAGTTCAGTGAGGTTGTATGCATTAGGTAATTCAACAACAGAAGAACCTTTATAAGTACTCAGTAAACCTGTCTTGCGGATTTCATCCATTACTGATTCAGGCAATTTTGTACTAGTCGCATCTCCGGCGACTGCTTGGAATCCAGCAAAATCATTTAACTGAGAAACAACAGAATAATCACCAACGATAGATGGTTGACCGAATCTACGAACCTTCTTAATAGTGTCATCAACTGCAGATTTTTGAATACCGGCATTTTCCGAGAAATATTTAACACCGGTAGCTGACTTAATGGCGTTGTACATTTCATTTACGACATAATACATAGCTTTATTCATCATATCGGTCTGAACTTGTTCCATACCTTCAGCAACTTTATCTAGGTTTCCACTTTGGATTTCACGGTAATTAACAGCATAGCCTGCTGAAATAGTCTGTGTTCCAATAGGGTATTCGTTCCAAGTTGTAGTAGCAAAAGGAACGTCTCCACGAGAAGCTTGGAAACCACTTCTAATTGATTCGTGTGCGTATGTAGTCATCATTGGTTGTTGATCATAACCGATTTGTCTAAAAGTACCCATGAAATCAAATAATTTAACAGCTGAAATAAGTTTAGGTTCAATTGCCAATCTAACAATTGTATTTATTTCAGCTTTTGCCACGGGGTTTCCTAGTACAGCTTGAGCTGCTAAATCTTTGACATGTTTCATAACTGTATCGGCTTTATTACCGAATTTAGAAATATCTTTTCCTGTTGCAATTGCAGAGAAGATCTCAATAATTGGCGATTTTGAATTTAACTTGGGATTAGCAAACACATCTGAATCCCGTTTTACGTTATTAAGTTCAATTTTCATAAGTTTTACCTCCAAAAGTTAGGGATTAGGCTTGTACTTTTAAGTACAGACCTTTACCACCGAATGTAGTTTTTTCAAGAACTTTAAGCTTAACTTTATAATCAGCAACATCTTCTCCAGCTTTAGTCCATTGACCAGTTCCATCACCTGCTGGGACAATAACATCGCCCACAATGAGAGCATCAAAACCTTGAACTGTATCTTGACTCAACTCAACTGGTAGGTCAGCCAAATCAGTTACACGGAAAGCACGAACGTATTCATCTTTCAATACTTTAAAATCAGCTTTGTTTCTAACCTCAGGTTTATCAATGATATTGCCAACAACATAAATGTCGCTCTTTGCTGCTGTAGCATCGGCAGGGATAGGCGCCAGGCCAGTAGAGTCATCTGGTAACACAACCAAGCCAGGCACTAAATCTTTCGTTGCTTTACAACGCGGGTTATTTCGCACCTGTTTGAAGGCACCAATAGTTCCAAACTTGAACATATAAATTCCTCATTTCTATAAAAGTGTTATTTTATCTTAATAGAGATCATTAATAGATACTGAGCTTTCTTGTCCAGCATCATTAATTTCTGAAAAAATGTCTTTATCATTAGTGCTATTTGTTTCAGTTGATTGATTCTTTTGACGTTGAGCAATAAATGATTGAGCAATTGAAGAGTTAATTTCCGAGAGAATTTGTGTCTTTAGCTCAAGAGAAGGAGATTTGGAGAAGAGTTCGATTTTTTCTTTCGCGACCGATTTTTCTTTCTCTGTATATTTATTGAGATCTTGATTTAGTTCACTTTTTAGCTTTTCGTTTTCTGCGTTTTGTTTGAATTCTTTCAGTGAATTCAACTCGGCATCAGCTTTTTCTTTTTCTTCTTTTGCTTTTTTGATTTCTTTTTCTTTCTCCTCAACTTTTGCTTTCTCATCTTTAGCTGCTTTTACTGCAGCATTTAACTCCTCATCTTTTTTCTTAAGTGCCTCATTAAGTTCAGCCACTTTTGTTTCAAGTGCTTTATTCTCAATGTTTAGCTTATTATTCAATTCAACTAATGCTTCATCTTGTGTTTTTGCCATTGACTGTTCCTCCTTGTGATTATTATTTAGTTCCAGTAAGACAGCAGCATCATCAGCTGGATCAATTCCGAGAATTGCGTCGCCGGTGAAATCAAATCTCATAGGTATACGACCTTTTTCTTTATACCCACCGTCATACTCAATTGAAGAGCTGCCTTCAACTGCAGAAATTTCTACTGAGGTCTCAGGGAATTCGCCATCAAACATTTTCGATTTAAGCCATTGTACAAACTTAGGGTACCTTTGGTTGTAAATAAAACCTTCACCAATTAACACTCTTTTTTGTTGACCATTTACTTCTATAGTGTCGATATATCCATTGGTTGTAACACCAACTACAGTGCTGTTTTCAAACAGGGGAGTCCCATCTTTAATTTCTGTCATGCCATGGCCAAATGGTTCACTGTTTTCACAATCAATAAATTCTACACACAGCGGCATATCCTTAATGGAATTTAAGTTTGCATTAACGTGTTTTTCGATCCAGGTAATACCGTTTTTATTGTAATGGGCATTGTTTTCATGTATTTCAAGAACAACCCACTTTACAAAGGTTCGTCCACTTACTTTTCGTTGATTATTAATCTCTAAGATTGCACTTCTCAAATATTAATTCACCTCCCTTCATGAGCCAGAGGGCGTACCGTTACTGTTATTTGTTTTGGACTTAATGGTGTTCTCGTTTTGAGAACTATCGTCTTCAGGACGACCAGCAGACTTATCATTCTTACTCATAGTGTAGGAAGTTGCATGAACAGGGAACTTCTCATCGAATCCTTCTTCTTTTTCATATTCCATTAATGACAAGTAGGCATCAGGATTCCACCCAGTAGCTGCTATCCAAGCAGTTAAACTTCCTCGACCACTCGTGTACAAGTCCTTCATATTTTGGACTTTTTCTTTACGGTTAACGTGGGTAAGGGGGAGATAGTAAACTTCAACATAAGACTTGGGATTTTTAATGATATTTGCATTAATGACTTTGTTAAACTCACTAGAGATCTGTTCTAACCAGGAGAAAATTTGTGAGGACACCATTTCAATGTTTGTAGATTGAGAGGAATAATTTCCGTCTTGTCCATTTAATGCTGAACCTGCAAAACCTAAGTTAGTTGATATTCGTTTTATTAATTCATCTTCGCCTTTGACTTTAAGGAAATCAACGTTAGTCTCAAGCTTGTCTAGCTTAGTGCCAGAGGCCAAAGAGAAGAATTTTATTCCTTTAACAGCGCCTTTAGAAACTAAGGCATTTTTGATACTGTTGTGCTGTTGCTCTTGTTGCTTTTGCGTTAAAGAAGAAACACCTTTCTTTTCACCTTCAGGTAATGTTTGATAAATTAATGTACTGTTCAAATCATCAAGAATGTTTCTTTTTGTATCAACAAAATAATCGTCATAAACCATATCAACAAATGCAGCTAGTCCAATCGGTCGTCCCCATTGATCTTCCAAGTCAGCGCTACCTTTAACGGTGACTGTCTTATTGTTGTCTAATACGAGCCAACGTTTATTGAGATCTTTTTTGTACTCAACATAACCTTGTCTAAATTCCTTTGGCCACCTTTTAAGTTTTAAAGATCTCCCTTTGCTTGTGAATTGATCAAAGTAGGATACATCAAAAGCCACCAAATATGAAGAATTTTTTCTCCCGACAATTTTGCAGTAATCGATAGGGAGAGGGAGGATAGAACAATTGAACTCTTTTGTATCGTTGATTTCAGATATTGAATCAACTTCATAATCACTAAGAGTTTTAGGAAAGTTGTTAGCTGCAACTGATTCGAAATAATGGAAAGATGTGCCGTAAAGACTTAATTTTCTAAGTGAATCTCGAACAATATTTTTGTCATTTATTTTTCTTAATGCGATTCCATATGTTCGTTTGTCCAATTTTAATTGACTATGATCATTTGAGTTCCCGTAGACAACTCTGTCTAGGGTAGGGAGAGAAACCATGTAGTCAATTACATTCCTGTAAATACCATTTGAATTATAAAGAAATTTTGAGGCATTTCGAATTTGTTTGTTATAAAGATTGTGATTATTAAGCCAAGTTTTCACTCGATCATATGAAACTGAAGTATTTGAGGCATTGAAGAATAGCGAATCCAGGTTTGATAAATCAGTATTATATTCATAAGACGGCTCTTTTTGGGTATCCATTTTTCACCTCCTGATTAAAAAATTCAATTAAAAAAGAACCCAAATGAATACTCTTCATCGGATTCCTCTTTCTCTAAAAATTGAGCAATGTAATATAAGGCGTAAGCAATCGCACTGTATCTGTCTTTATCGATACGTTTTACAACCTGTTCTACAGTAAAAGTATTTTGGTTTTTCTTGATCCGTAGGTTGGCCACTTCGTCAATAAACAACTGAGTTTGAATACATGCTGCTTCAACCATAACATCGTCTGCAATGTCTTTTTGGTTTTTGATATCTTCGAAAGCTTTGAGTAACTTTAACTTCCCCGATTCAACATAGTCTAAAAACTGGGTGATAATATCCTGGTTTATACCTTGTGATTTTAGATTGTAAACGACTTCAGGTGAATTAGGCACGTCTGGTTTTTGATCAGTGTTAATTGTAGCCCAACATCCAAGCTCTTCATTTGTTTCAGGATCAGTAACATCTTCTAATAATCGGTCGATTAATCCACCGCCGACTCCATTACCATCAACAACAACAGCTTTTACTCTAGAGAGTGAGAGGTCTTGGTTTCCGCCATAATTTTTAAAGACTCTTTTCACCATGATGGATTGTTCCTTAAAGCTTAATCCATTAGGTGGTTCAATGATATTAACTACTTGAACTTGTCTAATAAGGTTGTTACTATTCCTAATAATTTTTAAAACAATAATAGCCGTTTTGTTGTTTGACTCAGCTGCAGAACGTGCAACGTCTACACCAATAACATACTCATTAAGCAAAAAGTTTTTGTTTTTATCCCGAGGACAAGATAGCTCTGGTTGTGTAATAGTTCTGGCTTTTATTAATTTACTGATGTTGATTAAAGCTCCGTCACTTGCACCAATCCAATCACAAAGGTAGTTTTGTCGAAAGCGGGTAACGTTTCCTTGTCTGGCTTTATTAATCGTGGACATTTTTTGACGACCAAAGTGGATAGGAATTCTCCAATCAGATCCAAACACAAAGGAGCCTTTCAAGTCACCAGTTTCTTTAACCATAGTAAGAATCTTTTCGTATTCATCAGAGTTTTTGTATCCTGATGTTGAAAAACGGTTTATTTGACCATTTAATTCTGCAGGATCAATTTCACCAGTCATTGTAGTTCGTGGAATATTGAATATTGGTTCAATGGCATCATCATAGAGATCTTTATCGATTAATGCAGATTCTTCAAGAGAGCCACGTCTTCTACGTAATCCCTTTGAAGATTGGGCATTGGCTAGGTTATCGATAATTGCGCCATTTTGAAATTCAACTCTTCCAGTATCTTTGGAAAAACTTTCGCTTTTGATTTCATCTGCGATAGAAGGATAGAACCTTAAAATTTCATCATGTTTTTCTTTCCAAATTTTAACCGCAGATTCTTTGGTTGAAGCGGTTATTGCTAATGTGACATTTGGGAAGCAGATTGCTGTATGGTACGCAACCATGATTTGAGTGAGAGTTTTTGATCCGCCGCGAGGAATACAGAAGTAATTTTGAGGGAAGCGACTTAGGGTTCTCATCATAACTCTTTGGTATAAATCAAGTTCGATTCCACCAACTTCGGGTTTTAACATGTCATAAAAAATATCAGGATAAAAACGAATGAAGGAGGTGAATTCTGCCCATTTTGAAATGTTTTTCTGTATTAAGTTAGAGCTATCATTGGGATTTACTGGAGTTTCAAATGAGGATTCATAAATATCTGTTCGATTTTTTGTATGTTTATTGTTCTTAGAGGTGAAGTTTTTGTAGCTTGCCATTATTCTTCATCCCCAGTGTCGTAAAGTGGCTCTTTATACACATCTTCTAAGTCACGGAAAACGTTGTTTCGTGCTTTTTTCAAGTTTTCAATTTCTTCTGTAGTTAGCCCCTTTGATTTGAAATCTTCTTCGAGCATCTCATCGTAAAAATGATATATGTCTTTATAAGCTACTTTTTCTTTATCCTCTAGTCTTCTGTAATAATTGATTATGGCCCAAATGATTAAATCAGCATCATCGTAAGGTTGAGCGGTTAGGCGGGGAAGGAGAGGGATGATGCCTAATTCAGTTTCAACTGCTTCGAAGAGTTGTGACAGCACATCCACACCGCCACTAATATCGCTTTTGCTTAACTGAGAAACGTTGATCTTTGCGTCAGTAGCTGCTTTTGAAGCCATTTGACCCCACTCTTTAGCTTCCTTTACTTCACCCTTAGCTGTAGCTAATTCCTCTTTGACACGAAAGCGAATATAGGAGAGTAATCCCTCAGTATGGAGAGCGGTTTTTTCTCCATAATTTCGAATGAGTTTGTTGTACTTTCTTTCAAACTGGTGGTATTCATCGGGTGTATAACCAATTCCCCATTTATCAATTATTTCATCTGAGACTTGTTCTACTGAATCACGCTGAGTTTCGGCAGCAATAGCTTTTTCTTGTTGTTGTTCTAGAATACTGTCCTTCCAACCAGTTCCATTAAACTGCTTTAGGGAATTTGCCATTGTCATATATGCACTAAATGTGTCAGTTTTTCTTTGAACTGCTTGCTCCCAGTATAAAGGATCAAATTTGACATCGATTTGCTGTAAGACAGTGTATACAGAGTCCATGTTGCTGTAATCAATATTTTTCTTGAGACAAGATTTACAAATTGGTACTTTTCCTATTTTTTCGTAAAGCTTGCTGCGGGAATTATAAAAGCCAGAATCTTTGTCTTTTTCCTTTTGACATGCAGCACATAACAGTTTTTCTTTTTCTTTAGGTTTTCGACCCACCATTTCACCTCCATAAAGTTGATGTAAACACATTTTATGAAACGCCCAGTAATAGAGCGGAAGGGGAGTACCGCAATCATCGCTGGGCGTTCTAAAAAGGTGCTTATTTGGATAAAATTAAAGTTTTATATCAATTAACAATTAAATTTACTAGAGCGTTCTTGCTTTCACGGGACAGGTTGTCCCACTGTTCTGCTAATATTCCTATAAATTCATTGGCAGACAAAGACTCATCCCTTTACTTTTCATTTTTAAAACGAATTATGTAAGTAGCCTCAATACCGTCATCATCAAAGACCATAAACTTTTGAGACGGTTTCGTACCATAGCGACCCTGCATCGCATAATCATCAGCGCCAACAAGCGCTCCGTTTACCACAACTGTTGTGCTGCCATATTCTTTTTCATAGTTGTGATGAATATGACCACCAAATATGTAAGAAGGGATATAGCCAAGTAATTGAGGAAGGCGGGTTACGCATTGATCAACACGATCATAGTGACCGTGGACAAACACGACTTCTTGATTGTTGATTTTAGCGGGGATAAAACCATCTTGTTCCGGTTCAATTGAAATGTTTTTAATATCTCTTAATCTAGCTTCGAGATACCAATTAATGAGGTATTCAAAGTTTTCTTTTATTCCCACATCATTCTTAGAAGGGGAGAGACGACCGTGATTACCAGCTACATTGTAAAACTTAATTTCTTGAAACTCGCTGGCCAACATAGCTAACACCTCAGCAAGCGTTTCTGACACATATTTTATTTGCTCTACAGCATCTTCATTAGCCTGAACTCTTGTTGAAACATGTATAAGACCTCCAATTAAATCGCCAAGATTTGCAACGTGTAATGTGGAGACATGATTCTTCTTTCCATACTCAATTACTTTGTTTGTGAGATGCTCAACTCGTTCATCGAATATTTTTTTTATTGAACTTATTGATGCGGTTATCGATTTCCATTCCGAAGTGCCAGTCACTGAATAAAGCAAGCCCATGCTTTTCAGCAGCAGCAGGGAGGGGGTAAGTGAAACGAAGAGGTCTTTTGGATTCTAAATTAACAATAGCTTGGACTACGTCATCCTTGATTTTCTCAAAGCGAGCTTGATTCGCTATACTTTTTCTGTATTCTCTTTTTTGATCACGAGTTCTAATCTTTTCCTTTTCAGATTGAAGTCGCACTTCTTCGTATTTCCTTAGAATTTCATCATCCAAATTCTTTGACATTATGTAATCATTCCATCGTTCATATTGCTTAAAATCTTTGCGCCATTTACTCTCATCATAATTTGTACCTTGATCTTTGTTTAAAAGAGTGGCAATTGTTTTTGTATCAATGTGATAAGTGTCTTTGTTTTTGAAAAGTCTAATATGATAATCAGTAAATGATTCGTCTTTTTCTCGTTGTAAAACAGGATCTAAAATAGCTGTCATTCAGTCACCGCCTACTCATTGATTTGTGGAAGTTCGTCTTCTTCGGTAATAGAAATTTTCACTTTCCGACCGTCAAATGATTTTAAAATTGAATTCAGATCATAACGCTCGATGTCTGTTTTTGTTTCTTCTTCAATAATTCCATCAATATAAGTATAGTTCCCTTTTAAATTTACTGTATGAACTTTCTTAGCCATTTAAATTCCTCCAATTTTTTGTGTTTTTTACGAACAATAAGCTCCTTCGGAAGCCCGATGATCCGAAGCATCGGTAACGTCCGAAAAGGGGATATAAAGGAGATGAAAAGATAAGTCGGATAGGCGTTGGGGAAACGCCCGAAGGAGATTATTGATAACTTACGTACATATGAATTACAGACCTATCCCAGTTATCAACAACTGTTCTGCGTGGTAAAATAATCCACAATAGGTATAATGAAGTGTAGATGAATTTGAAAAAGGGGTGTTTTTTTTTGATAGACAAAGTTTTGAATGCCTTTATTATAATAGGTGTTTTGTTGGTAGTTGGAGCGGTTACTGTTTTTAAAGATTTTGAATATCACCAATATTTTCGTTTTGGTGGGGCAATAATGATAGCTTTTGGCTTTATGTTTGGTTATGACAAAGTAAAAGCTAAAAAGAAGAGTGAATGACTATTAAATTCTATTGTTCTAGTTATTTTCTTACCCATCTCACCTATACCAGTAACTCACGTAGGAACGCAAGCCTTCGGATCGACAGGGAAATCTGAATAACAAAAGACGTCATAAGGACGTCTTCAGGAACTCCTTGTACATCATGGTACATGAACATAAAAGCCTGGTTATCGCTGTGCGAAATCCAGCTGGCTTCTTCTACACCTGGCAGATGAGCTATAACAACTAAAGCACACGCTTACCGGAACGTATTTTAAGTCTCCACCGGCGGAGAATTCACGGTTGTCTCGTGATCTGCTTAATATCGCTCTGTTAAGCACCACCTTAAAAGAGCTTGCACATTAGCCATTTAAAAATATAAGGAGATTGTATTGAATGAGAAGGAAAGACCCATCATAAGCCTTCTCAATGGTATTTTCAGTCTCTCTTGTCAGGTTACACGCCTTATTGAGAAACAAAGCGTCTCAAACGCTCGCCATTTATTTTGCACAGTTTTCTCTGACCCGTGTAAGGAGGTATGTGCATGGGAAATGTGAGTCTCCATTCAGAACATTTAAGGAGACATAGCGAATGTATTGCTTAGAAAATTGAAAAGGCAAGACCGAAAATAATCCTTTTCTGTGAAATAGGAGCGGTGATCAATCGCTCAAACACTATCCCACTTATTTTACGAGTATAGAAGACTCGCTAACCGGAAAAAGTTTTTATGTGACCGCATAATTAGCTTCAAAGCTTACAAGGGCATTATTTAAAGGGAAGGAAGACGCATCTGCCTTACCTAAGTGTAAGCCGAAGCATTACACCGCAATTAATAATCAGGTTATATGCCACCCATAATAAGACCCTGATGGGATTCAGTCGCAATTTATACTAATGCGTTAAGTCTTACCGGCATTTTTAGCCCGATAATAAGCCATTTATCCGAAACCCTGACACTCCAAGTCCACAAACAAATGAATATTAGCAGAGAACTGATATCCCACATATCAGTAATCAGCTGATTATTGACGACACCCCCATGCCATCAATAATAAAAGAACTCTAATTAATTAACCTGGAGATGAATGCGGGAGAGGATTTGCACCTCACATAAGTTTACGGCCCTCCGGCTTGTCTGCGTCTACCTATTCCGCCACCGCATTTATAGGTGAAGAGAGAGGAGGGATACTAATCTAATCCTTCACTATAGATTGTTAAGCTTTCACTGCGTCCTTGAGAGCCTTAGCAGCCTTAAATGCAGGTGCTTTTGTAGCTGGAATATCAATTTCCTCGCCTGTCTGGGGATTTCTCCCTTTACGAGCTGCACGTTCACGAACTTCAAATGTTCCAACTCCTGGAATCTTGATTGATTCACCTTTTGCTAGTGTTTCAACGATGACATTAAATACTGCTTCTACTTTAGGATTAGCTTCTTTCTTAGTAACACCTAATTTTTCTGCAACTGCTCCAACAAATTCTGTTTTGTTCATGTTTTAATTCCTCCTAGTGATTTTGTTTATTTTTGTGGTAAAGTATAATTACGGTAACGTTTGTACATTTTGAAAAGTGGGAGACTTACTCACCCTTTTATGTGGAAATTAGCTTTCTTTCTCCCTTATGGCGATTATCTCAAAAGGGGCTTTCAGCCCAGTTATATCAAGGGTTCAAGGCACTTTTTTTGTTAAACTTTTTCCGGTAAAATCGCTGTACCCCTTGGGGGAGTAAGGCTCAAGGCGCTTTCTAAATGCTAACAACTTCTTTTCTTTTTTTACGCATTAATTTTTTTTGATAATTCCTTCTCTCAATTTTAGAGCAATTTTGACACTTTTTATGTCTATTTGTTACAGCTTTAAATAATTTTCCGCATCCTCCGCACTGATTAAACTTTTTAAAATTGTATT